AATCACTCCCAGCTGGAGCGATGCGGAGACGATGCGGTTCATTTGCACAATTGGCCGGCATAACTTTTACGAGGAGACATGACATGGAAGAGATCATTGCTTTTTTAACGAGCGGCGAAGTGGCCGGCTGGGTGTTCGCGGTTACCGCGTTGGTCACTGGATGCAATGCCATCACGGTTTTGACGCCGACCAAAGTCGATGATCGCGTGATCGACGGCATGCTGGCGGTGCTCAATTTTCTGTCCATGAATTTTGGCCGGAATAAAAACGCCGACGATGTTTAACGCGTTATCGCTGATCGGCAATATCGCCGGGCTGTTCAAGTCGCTTGCCGATTGGTGGGGCCGCCGACAATTGATCGAGGCGGGAAAACGCGAGGCGGAGGCAGAAATCAATGCGGGGCAGCTTCATAAAATTGGCCGTGCCAATCGCGCTCGCCGCGATAGCAACGGGGTGCACCAGCCGGACTTCCGCGATTAGCGACGTTTCGTGCCTGGCGTTCACGATTATCGAGCCTAGCCGCGCTGATACCGCGGAGACGCTGCGCCTGATCGGCCAGCACAATGCGGCCTGGCGAGCCCTATGCTCCGGCCCATAACATGACTCCCTTGTCGGTGGCCGTGGTGCTGATTATCGGTCAGCTGATGCAGACGCCGGTCGGCGTGATCTTTTTCCCGTCAGACCAGATCGGCTACGACACCCTCGAGGAGTGTTGGGCGACGGCTATCAGAATCACGACTGACGCCAAATCGCCGCAGGTCGGGTTCTGCGCTCCCGTGCCGCGAAAATCAAAAGCCGCCCAGCGATAGTCCCGGCTCCGGTCGGGGCCTTTTTTTGCGCCTAGATTTTGGTGAGTGGCATTGTTTTTGATACGCGATGAGGTCATCGACGGCATAGGCAATTCGCCCGCAATATGTGGTGGCGGAAAGATCTCCGGCCGTCGCGATACGAGTTAGCCGGTTCCGCGTCAACCGAAAAGCCCCGGTTGGGTCTAAAAACCGAACGGCCTCGGAAGGCGTCAAAAGTTCGTTCATAGATCAGCGCCGGCATGGATGACCAGGGGTTGTACCCGGTGGCGTCGATCCCAGATCAACCACTGATAACTGTGAATTGGCTGCTTCAGCCTCTCCTCGTTCCACCATGGGCGGAATTGCAGTCGGATCGAGGCGGCGAATGGCGGTTCCCAGTAAGCCGACCGGGATTTTGCACAGTCCCACTGTATCCGGACCAGAATCGCAGCCAGCTCGAGCCGTCTGGTGGTCACCGCTCGGATCAGATGCTGGGTGATATCATCGACGGCTGGACGGCCATAGGGCGGGTTAGTGACCACAGACCGGATGTGGGGCAGCCGCACGTCGGTTATCGATCCGGGCATGACCCCCGCCAGGCCAGTTCCCGTCGTGCGGGTGCATGGATCTAAAGCCGGCATCGGCACGTCCCACGCCGAGGTCAGCGCTATCAGGCACCGCGGGTCCAGTGTCGCATATCCGTCGTCTGGCAGTCGGTCGAACCGGCTTTGGACGTAGGAATTATCCATTGAGACCTACAGCGCTTGGGTCGTGGTCATCGATATGGTGATTTGATTCCCCTCGAGCCCGACTACCAGATTGGCGTGATCGGCGATAGCGGCGTTCAATCTCTTCAACGCGCCTCGCAGGTGATCAACTTTCACAGCGGTCAGATCCGGCGGCTCCAAGGAAAACCCCGCCTCTGCTGCTACCTTTGCAGCCAATCCCGCCTCCGCGATATTATTGCTATGTCGCGTATGCCTCTCAAATGTGTGCCATTCCCAACCCTCGATCGGAGAAACGCGAATCACGCTGCCGTCGGCAGATATCTCGGCCTGTGGGTATGCCGAGAAAGTGCCCTCCTCCGGGACGCGGTCGCGCAGAGCTTGGGCTATGAGCCGCCGCGTCCACTCGGTGAGGGGGACATAAACGCTGTCGCTACCAGACCGGGTCAGCTTGACTGATTTTTTGCCGCGGATGATGGGCTGCTCTGTCCGAGTAAAGAGCAACCTGCCGTCGGGCGCCACTGCGGTTTGCACATAGGCTCCGGGCGGCCATCGGAGTCCCGAGTCAAAATACGCGCGGAACACCGCTGTTTTTGAAATCCGGCATGGAATTGCAGAATATGTCACCTCGGTGGGCGTGTCCTCTCGCCATTTCGGAGTCTCAGTCTGCTGGTGTGTCATCATCAGTCCCTCCCTAATTGTGAAAGCATTCTCGCTGCGAGCGCGCTTGGCAGCTTCCTTCTTCCTTTCCCGAATCGGGTTCAGGCCAGTTTTCGCGAGCCGTCGCCATTTGTCGGCAAGCTCACGCGCAGATTTGAGCGAAACCGACCTGACACCACCCAATCCCATATCGTGTCGCTTGCCATTCAGCGTGAATCGGAGAATCCACTGCCCGGAATCCTTAGACTGCTTATGGAGCCACAGACCGCCTCCATCACCATATTTTCCGGAAAGAGCATTCTGGACTCGCAGCGCAGATAGGCGATTGGTTGCATGCATGGGATTCTCCCTAAAGAGCCTCGGCGAATCCGAACAAACCGAGCGTCACTGCGGCCGCTATGATGGCAATCAAGCCGGTGACGCCGATCCAATTGCACGGATCATTCAAAACGGCACACCCGGCCTATCGGGGCTCTCGGCGGCGCCGTCTCCCTTGCCGCCGAGCATGGTCAACTCGCCGCGATAGCGCTGCAAAACGATCTCGGTGGTATATTTTTCCTGGCCCTGCTGATCGGTCCATTTCCGGGTCTGTAGTTGGCCCTCCAAATAAACTGACGAGCCCTTGCGCAGATATTTCTCGGCGACCTCGGCGAGCTTTTCATTGAAGATCACCACGCGGTGCCATTCCGTTTTCTCCCGCATGTCGCCGCTGTCTTTATCTCGCCATTTTTCGGATGTTGCGATGCTGAGATTGGCGACCTGATCGCCGGATTTCATGGTTTTTATCTCAGGGTCGCGCCCGAGATTTCCGATAAGCGTGACCTTGTTGACACTGCCAGACATCAGGCGGCCTCCCTGCTAGATAATTGAGTGCGGGTGTCACTGAAGATTTGGTGCAGTTCGGCAAGCTGAGCCTTGGAAAGCACCCCATGATCTGGGTCTGCGGCTAGCGCCGTGCCGGTCGTTTGCAGCGTTTCGACGGTCATCGCGGCGGCCAGCCGGGTTGCCCATTTTTGCAGCGTGGCCTCGCCGGTTGCCGCGGCGATCGCGTCTGCCACCTCGGTGATTTTCGTGGTTTTTGACGGTGGCGAGGCGATCTGATCGACCGTGCCGGCCTCCTCCATGGCCTCCGCCTGGGAGTAGAAAAAACCGTGAAGGCTGACGGCCTTAAGGATCGCGCGATCGACTGCGCGCTTTTCTGCCATGGCGACGGGGTAAGCGTTTTTGTTATTCGACGGCGATGACTCACCCCAGCTGATATATTGAACGGCGTCTTTAATCACCGTCGCCTTGGCCATGGCGGTGTTTAGCTCCGGCCAATATTTGACCTCTATATCAACCACTTGGATCGATTGAGCGGCAGCGAGAAGCTCGATATATCGGTGTTTGATAATCCGCATGCCGCTTTGTTTGTGGGGCCACAGGGCGTCGGCGATATCGATGCCGGGGGGTAACAATTCCAGTAGCCTTTTGTCGTCACTGCTCATCGGTTTGGACATGGTGCTCTCCTCCCTCTAGGATTTTTATAGCCCGGCGCTTGCCGGTCTGGGTCAGCTCGACCCCGTGGCCATGCGCCGATCGCACATCGCTGGCGACAGCGTCTTTCAGCGCTTTGTCAGCGGCTTTGTGCTGCCCGGCCGCATGTTTGGTGGAAATGTAAGCCGCCGCGTTTTCGGCCCAGGCGTTGGACTCGGACATATCCAGCACCCGCCATGGCACGGGAGGTGGCGGCGTGTTTTTGGGCGGCGCCATCGCGGCCGGATCTGGGGGCGTGTCGTTGACCAGGCATGCGTGGAAATTGCGGTAGAGACGCAGCAATTCCGCGGTGTATTCTGGAACAATATCCATGACGTAGCGGCGCCAAAACGCGTTGCCGAAGAGCACGGAAAGCTCGCCGGTTTTGACCTCTCGGCCGGTCGCGCTGGCTGCGCATGCCGCCTGGATATGGATCTGCGGTGTGTAATTATCGAGCAGTCTGGGCTCGAACATATCTTGAGCTGTGTGCTTGTAGTCAATCACCACTAGGCTGCCGTCGTCTGCCTCACGCTGATCGTCTGGGTGAGCTATCAACCATGGATATTCTCGGTGGATATATTCCTGTTCCGCACCAGCCGTCTGGTGACCGGTTTCCTGCACATACCATCGACGGTTTAACGGCTCAGTAAAGATACCCATCTGCACTTTGAGAATTCGGTCAAGGTCCTCGCGTGGCTGCCGGCCCGTTTTTTCGAGCCAGAGCGTCATCGGCCCATTTTCTCTTAGCA